GGAGTCAGAAAAACTTCAACTGCGTAAAGATAATATGGCAAAGAAAGTGTCTTTGTTATCAGAGGTGCCTTGCGGCGATAAATATCCAACTTGCAAATTTTTACAGGACGCCTTATCTTCTCGTAAAGAGATTACTGGCACCAGTAATCAACTCATAGGATTGAATAGAAAATCCCTCACCGCCAAAGAAGAATTGGACCTGCTTGGTAAGGATAGCATCGAGCGACAACTGGAGAAATACCAGAATCTCTTAAGTGCCCGAGCCACCACACAGAAAGATATTTCTAATATTCTGCTGGAGAAGGTGAAAGATATCTCTGACGAGAAAGATCTTCAAAGAGAGATGGAGGGTCTAAGAGAGAAAGAAAAGGAATATTTAGAGAATGAAAAGGATTGCCAAATTATATTTTCTTTCAAAAAGCGAAGGAAAGAATTGGAACAACAATCCCTGAAAACTTCAGACGAGTTGGAACACTGCGAGGAAGAGATGCATCTCCTTATCCAGAAGAAAGGCAGCTGCGAGCAAAAGATAGATTCCTTGCGGGAGAGTAAAGCGGAGCAAGAAGATTTAAAGAGGCGACATATAGCATATGACCTTTTGAAGAGTTGTATGGATCCAAACGGAATCAGTTCGGATATTATCAAGAAATGTCTTCCTATTATTAACGAGGAGATAAACAAGGGATTGGTTGGAATCGTTCCCTACGAAGTATCTTTCGAGATTGAAGAGAGAAAGTTGGAGGTGTATATACGCCATCCCAAATATGAACCGAGGATAATAGAGACGGCAAGCGGAGCAGAGAAGACTATTTCTGCCATGGCAATACGCCTGGCACTAACAAAAGTAGGTAATCTTCCGAAGAGCGACATATTTATATTAGATGAACCGGCAACAGATTTAGACTCCGAGAACATGGAGGGGTTCCTGAGAATCCTAGAAATGTTAAAATCGCAGTTTAAAACTGTTATACTAATCTCTCATCTTGATGCACTAAAAGAATGTGTTGATAGCGAGATTGTAATAGAAAAGAAGAATGGTTTTGCGCACGTAAGCGCATAAGGAGAATAAAGGTATGGCACCTAAAAAAACATTAGAGAAACCAAAGAAAAAGAGGAATATCGAAACTGGTAAGCAGGAAACTCATGGTGTGGGCAACTGCCACAGTGGCGTTATTCACAGGAGTGGTACCGGCAGAACAGTGGTTGCAGGTCTGCTTGCTGTATATCGGTTCGCAAGCTTGTGTTGATATGATAGTTTCTTATAAGAACGCAGGAAAGTAACCAATATGATTGTCTTGAAATCTTACTTGAAAAAATCATATGTCTGGGTGAAAAATCACTGGTATGTTCCTATTGGAGCACTCTTCGCCCTCGTAACATGGTTCTTTTACAAGCAGAAATCCGATGTTATCATTGACAACCTCAAGGAAACGAGAGTACACCACAAAAAGGAAATAGCGGCAATAAACACTATTCACGAAGAGCAGATTGCCGAACGAGATAAAGCAGTGGAATCTTTCAGAGAGGCGGATGAAAAGATAGAAGCAGACAACAGGAAGAACATGGAGGACTCTATATCGGAATTCGCTGATAGAAAGAAGGCGATAAAAGAAAAAGAGATACACGACATCGCCAAAGAGTTGGCAAAAGTAGTCGGCGGGAGTAAGAAATGAGATTTGTTTTTGCTTTATTAATCATAACCCTCGCATCTAATTCATACGCCCAGAACATAGTTGGATTAGAGGAAGGGGATGCTGCTCCGTTTGAGGGTGTTCTTATTGACAAAGATACTGCTGCTGACATTATTGCTTCGAAGGAATTGAGTGATCAAAAATGTGATATCAGGTTGGAGTATGAAGTTGGGAAAGCGACAAACGCTTGTAACCTGGCGAAGGGAATATCTCAGGCCAACTTAGACGCCGAGAAAAAGAAGAATGAAAAGATTATAGCACTAAAGGTTCGGGAGATCGACAGACTAAGCAAAGAGTTAGAAAGTGCCAGCATCGACTGGGGCCCAGCATGGTTCGCCGGTGGCGCCTTTATAGGTGTGGCATCTTCTCTGGTGATATTCTTTATATCCGTACAAACGGTAAACGTGGATATCACAGAACAGTGAGCACAGATTACAATAAAATTGCCAAATTAGAAAAAGCGATAAAGACAAAGTATGGCGACGAAGCAGTGAGGAATCCTCTCTCTAACTGGGATGAGGGGAAGGAAGAAGAGTATATCGAGCAGATTAAAGAGGTCGCAGCAGAAGAGAAAGAAAGACAACATTCAGAGAAGGAATATTACAGTGGTTTTTTCGTTGATAAAAAACTACTTAGTAAAGAATCTAATAGAATCTGTCCTGTTTGCGATGAATATACATTTGATTTAAAAGACGATGTTTGTTTAAATAAGTGGGAAAGCTGCTACAAGTGCTACATTCAGTGGATTGAGGGCAGAGAATCGCGATGGAAATCAGGATGGAAACCGGGAGATAAAGATGTTAGAGAATAAATTATTAGAATTGATGGAGCAAGTTAAGTTAATTCTGCGTGATGCGGAAAAGTTTGATAAAGGCAACTCATCAGCAGGTGTTAGGGTTAGGAAAGATTTGATGTCGGCAACGAAGGAAATCAAGGAAATCCGACAACTTATCCTAGACGCGAAAAAGAACCGTTCAGATGAAAATCAGGAGATACTATAAATGGCTACAGTAGAAGAAATAGCGAGAGGCATCTCGCAGGTCTTAGCAGACTCTTATGACGGGTCCACTGATGACGAGGGCAACCCAATCAAGATTGGACTCAAAAGAGAAATGGATATGGAAATAACAGATCCTAGAGTTATGGATGGTTTGAATAAGAGCTTCGAATCAGACACCGAACAGATGCTCGCAGACATCCTCAAATATATCAAAAAGCAATATAGAAAGGTGACGGGAGATTCTCTTTCGTGTAAGCCGGAAGGCGAGATGAGTATCATTGTGCAATCCACGAGCAGAGTCAGGAATTGGGTAGAAGCATCTATGTGCTATAAGATAAGTGGTATGGATGGTATTGTGACCAATGCCAATGCACCTAACGGAGAAGAACTGTTGGATAAGAAGATCAAAGACTTCTTGGGAATGGGGAAGAAAGATTTCGGAGCGAAGAAGCCCCAGAACGTAACCAGAAAAAAGGAGAAGTCAGAATGAAGTTCACAAAGCAAAAGAGCGAAGAAGCCCCAGAACGTAACCAGAAAAAAGGAGAAGTCAGAATGAAGTTCACAAAGCAAAAGATTAGAGAAATCATCAAAGAGGAGATGCAGATTTTGCGGGAAGAAGAGCGCCCAGAAGGCACGATTGTGAAGGGCAACCTGCGTGGTATCTCCGAGACAGCAATAGCTATTCACGATCTCTATGGTGACGAAGAAGACATTGAAGAGTGGGTACAAGAAAAGATCGCCATTGTCGGAGCGATGCTCCAGAGCATTTCTCACTATGAGAAGCACGAAAAGGTAAGAGTAAAATAACTGCCATGCTATCTTGCTATGACATATCGTATACCAAAGAGTCAAATAAAGAAAGAGATAATGAAGTGCGGGAAAGATCCCGGATACTTCCTCAATAACTATGCGAAGATATCACATCCCGGCAAAGGTCTGGTGCCCTTCAAGACATACGATTTTCAATCTGAACTACTAAAAGACTTCAATGATTATCGATTTAATGTTATACTGAAAGCGAGACAACTTGGCATCTCAACCATAACCGCAGGATATGTCGCTTGGTTGATGATGTTCCGAAGAGAAAAAAACATCCTCGTTGTCGCAACTAAATTTTCTACTGCCGCAAACTTGGTTAAAAAAGTGAAAGCACTTATCAAGAACCTGCCGGAGTGGGTAAGGATTTCTGAGATTTCCGTAGACAACAGAACATCTTTTGAACTTTCTAATGGTTCTCAAATAAAAGCATCCACGACTTCCGCAGACGCCGGCCGCTCCGAAGCGCTATCTCTACTTGTGGTGGATGAAGCAGCACATGTTCCAGAACTCGAAGAGATGTGGAAAGGCTTATACCCAACCCTATCAACTGGCGGAAGATGCATCGCCCTCTCGACACCCAACGGAGTTGGTAACTGGTTCCACCAAACATATGTCGATGCTGAAGAGAAGAGAAACAGTTTCCACCCGGTCAGATTAATTTGGGATATACACCCGGATAGAGATATGACATGGTTTGAAAAAGAAACCAGAAATATGTCAAAGAGGGACATCGCCCAAGAATTGGAGTGTAACTTCAATATGTCTGGCGAGACTGTTATCCACCCAGATGATATAGAGAGAATGCTGGCGCAAGCAACAGAACCAAAACACAGAACCGGGTTTGATAGGAACTATCACATTTGGGAAGAGTTTCAAGACGGGTTCAACTATCTTCTTGTTGCTGATGTCGCGAGAGGCGACGGTCAAGACTACTCGGTATTTCATGTGATAAAACTTGAAACGATGGAAGTCGTCGCTGAATATCAAGGAAAACCAAATATTGATATGTTCGCCAATATGCTCAATTCAGTAGGGAGCGAGTTCGGTAATTGTATGATTGTTGTCGAGAACAACAATATAGGATTCAGTGTTTTGGAGAAGCTTCTAACACTAGAATATCCAAATGTATATCACTCAATTAAGTCTACTCACGAATACGTTGAGCAATATGCCGCCGAAGCACACTCAGGTGCTGTTCCTGGATTCACCACCTCATCAAAAACTAGACCACTTATCGTTGCAAAATTTGAAGAATTTGTTAGAAACAAAGTAATTACATTATATTCTACTCGTGTAATAAACGAGATTCGGACTTTTGTCTGGAATAATGGAAGACCTCAAGCGATGAGGGGATACAATGATGACTTGGTTATGAGTTTGGCGATAGGGTGTTGGATCAGAGATACAGTAGTGACAGCAACCAAAAGAGATGTGAAATATACCAAGGCAATGTTAGATAGTATTTTACGAGCCAATACAAAAATAAGTACAGCGATCCCTGGCATGCACGGATACAGAAGAGAAGAAAGTCATGATAAGATGGCAGAACAAAAGAGAATACAAGAAGAATTCAGTTGGCTTTACAAAGGATAAATAAATGGAAGAAAACAACAACAACGTTAGAAACTCTGAATCTACACTCTACAAGAGATTAACGAGATTATTCTCTGGACCGATTGTAAATCGTCGCACACAGTTCTACCGCCAGGAGCGAAGAACTCAACTAGACAAATACAAGTTCAAATCCGCCAGTGGACAAAGTTTTAAAAAGGCATCCTATAATCCTTTCGAAGGGATGCAATCATCGACGATGCAAAATCAGAATCGCGGCGAGCGATATTCCGACTTTGATCAGATGGAATACACTCCAGAACTAGCGTCTGCTCTTGATATATATGCAGATGAAATGACTACTCATACATCCTTTGAGAATATGCTGACTGTCGCTTGCCCCAACGAAGAGATAAAGGGTGTCTTAGAAACTCTCTATGACAAGGTGCTGAACGTCGAGTTCAACCTGTTCGGATGGTGCCGTACCATGTGTAAATATGGCGACTTCTTCCTCTATCTCGATATTGATGAAGGCATCGGTGTCAAGAGCGTCGTCGGGTTGCCTCCACAAGAGATTGAAAGATTAGAAGGCGAGGATCCTGTTAACCCCAACTATGTCCAGTTTCAATGGAACAGCGGAGGACTAACATTCGAAAATTGGCAGATGGCCCATTTCCGAATCCTTGGCAACGATAAGTATGCTCCATATGGAACTTCGGTATTAGAACCTGCCAGACGGATCTGGAGGCAGTTAGTTCTTTTGGAAGATGCCATGATGGCATATCGTATTGTTCGGGCCCCCGAGCGAAGAGTGTTCTATATTGATGTTGGGTCAATCGCTCCGGAAGATGTCGAGCAATACATGCAAAAAGTTATTACGCAAATGAAACGTAACCAAGTTATTGATGCGGATACTGGCCGAGTGGACTTGAGGTATAACCCGATGAGTATCGAGGAAGATTATTTCTTGCCCGTTCGCGGAGCAGCGAACAACTCAAGGATTGAAAGTCTTCCGGGAGGAACTTATACTGGCGACATTGATGATGTGAAATATCTAAGAGACAAGTTGTTCTCCGCAATAAAGATTCCACAGTCATACCTTTCCAGGGGAGATGGCGCTGACGAGGACAAATCAACGCTAGCTCAAAAAGACATTCGATTTGCTAGGACGATTCAACGTCTTCAGCGGGCAGTCGTTGCTGAGTTAGAGAAGGTTGGAGTTATCCACTTGTACATTATGGGATTCAGGGGAGACGATCTTATCTCTCACTCCTTGAAACTAAACAACCCATCAAAACTAGCTGAACTACAAGAGTTAGAGCAGTGGAGGACCAAGTTTGATGTCGCTTCGGCAGCAACAGAAGGATTCTTCTCCAAGCGATGGGTAGCAGAAAATGTCTTCGGTATGACCGACGAAGAATTCCTAAGAAACCAGAGAGAGATGTTTAACGATCAAAAGATACAGGTGTTACTTGATGCTGTCTCTGCCGGTGCCGAAGGTGGGGGCGAAGACCTAGGCGGAGGCTTAGGTGGAGACTTAGGTGGAGACTTAGGCGGAGACTTAGGTGGGGATGACTTAGGCGGAGATGACTTAGGTGGAGATGACTTAGGTGGAGATGACTTAGGCGGAGATGACTTGGGAGGAGATGAACCGGCAGAGGGTGATCTTCTTGCAGCACCTGCTCGTCGTGGTGACGATGTGAGAACATACGAGAAGGGCACTTACCTTCCCGTAAAGCACGACAAAAGAGCTCTCGGTGCGAACAAGAGAAGCATGCACGGACAATGGAGCAATGAGAAAGGGAAGAACACTCCTAGGAATACGTTCGGCGCCGGAGCCCTTGATATAATGAATTTGACAAAAGGTGGTGTTTACGAAGAAGGAAATGATACTTATAGAACTGAAGAAGATAAAGTTTTTGAAGTAAAGGAAAGACATCTGGAGATTAAACTTTTAATAGAACAACTAGAACAAAGAGAGGATGAAAAAAAGGATGAAAAACAAGAAGAACAAACATAATAAGAAAAGAAATACCGCTTTTCTTTACGAGATTCTTGTCCGCGAAATTACGAGAAGCATTGTAAATGAAGATCGCGAGAAGGAACAAATAGCATTGGGGATCTGTAAAGATTTCTTTCGTAAAGGTTCTACACTGAGAGGGGAGAAGGATATATACGACTCTCTTTTATCGCTGGGAGATGTCGATGATTCCGTCGCCGCAAAGATAATGTCGGAGGCAAAAGAAGACTTCGGCAGAATCGATAAAAAAGAAATCTTCAACGAACAAACAAAGGTTGTTAACAGGATAAACAAGAGCCTCTCTACGGATACATTCGGATTGTTCGTGCAAAACTACAAAGACCTAGCGACAATCGCCCAGATACTGAACAAGGAACTTCCTGTCAAAGAGAGGGTGCTGTTAGAGAACAAGTTCCTTACGGGCAAGAAAGAAGATATGAAGAAAGAGATGGAGCCTACAGATAGTTTAGTTTATAAGATGTTTGTGGAGAACTTCAACAAGAAGTACGGATCTTTGTTGGAGGAGCAAAAAGATCTTGTTACGAGGCATGCTCTCTCTTTCAGTGATAATGGATTTTCCCTCAAGGTGTTTCTCAACGAAGAGTTGACGAGACTAAAGAAAGTAATGGTAGAGGCGAGAGAGTCGGAGCACATAAAAGATGACGAGAATATGAAAACGAAGCTCCACGAGATTTATTCAATATTAGAATCATTCAAGGAAAAGGAAGAAATAGATCAGCAGTCTGTTTCCAAGTTGCTTGAGATTCAGGAGCTAGCAAGAGAGCTGGAGGAGAATGAGTCCAATGCCGATTGAGATTAAAGTAAAGGAAGAAGAGGAAGTCGCAACTCCGGAGAAAATTAACATCACCGTGAAAGAACCTCCTCCACCAGAGGAAGAAGAACTTCCTTTCAAAATGAAACTGCGTGCCAGAACAGCACTGGATGGCACCATAATGATAACCGATCATTATATTATAGATATTTCTGTATCGCCAGAACTTAAGAAGGTTGTCGTTTTTCCAAAGAGAGCATATAACGATGAGGTATATGCTGCACAGAATAGATTATTCGAGCACTTGTCTAAAGCAGGAATAGTAGATAGGCAAAGCATCCAAGGTGGTGCTGTTCACGGCGCACTTGAAGGTCTGATATTAGAATCAAAAGACGACATTCCAGTTGTGGATTTGACAATAATGTCGATAGGCAAGTTTATTGAAAAAGAAAAACCAGAGTACATTTTCCAGCAGGCGTATGATGATGAGATTGATGATATGTATACAGAGCCAACAGAAGAAGATTCTACACGGTTAGGTAAAGTTCCGCAGGAAGCGGAAAAGGGAAGCATTCAACCATACAACATCAGAAATTATTTGGGTTCGGGGTTTTGATGGAACTATTATATTTCATTCTAGTTTGTTACGGAATGACGCAGATAATTGTTTATGGATCTATCTTTGATAGGATACGCCCAGATTCAGAATTTTTGCATGGTTTCGGTAAATTGTTTCACTGTCCACTCTGTATGGGGTTCCATGTAGGTTGGGTTGTTTTCTTGATGTTTTGGTATAGCGGACTTCAAATGTGGAATAACGTCTATTTGGGATGCTTTCTCTATGGATGTTTGAGTTCAGGAACTACTTATATTTTAAGCATGTTGGTTGATGACTACGGTGTAAATGTACGAATCAACAGTGCAGAGGAGGATTAGATGTCTTTGGTTTCCATTAAATGGTTTCTTCCAGTGGTACGTCATTGTTGCAAGGGCAAATGAATCGTGCGGGTTGCGCCCGCATTTTTGGATTGTGCACAATGGAATTTGGAGATGTCTGTGCACTACTTAGTTTGAGGGTAAAAAATGTCTAAAGTTTTATTGAGAGAGTATTATGAATTGTGTCCCGGTGGTGTTTGCCAAGATCTCCTAACTGAGGAAGAGAAGAAGCAAGTCGCCGAGGGTATGGTTATTATGACGGGTATCCTGCAAAAGGCTAATACCAGAAACGGTAATGGTAGGGTGTATCCTGAAAAGATTCTCCGCAGAGAGATAGAGAACTATCAGAAATGTGTAGGTGACAACAGAGCACTCGGCGAACTAGACCACCCAGAAGATAGTGTCATTAATCTCAAGAATGCCTCTCACATAGTGACACAGACTTGGTGGGATGGCGACACTGTATTGGGCAAAGTGAAGGTGCTGGATACCCCTAGCGGAAAGATACTCCAAGCACTTATCAAGAACGGTGTCAAACTTGGCATTTCTTCTCGCGGCCTCGGCAGTGTTAAGGAGAGCAACGGCGACACCATTGTTGAAGATGACTTTCAACTAATCTGTTTTGATTTTGTTTCTGAACCATCTACCCCAAATGCATATATGACGACAAGGGTTATGGAAGGCAAGGAAAACATTTTTTCAAAAGCGGATAGAATAAATCGATTACTAAACGATATAACGAGGAAATAACAATGAAGATAACGAAAGGTGAATTGAAATACGTCATTAAAGAAGTGATACAAGAATACTACGATGATGATGTAGGCAGACCGTTTGATTCCAAACTAGAAGAATTCAACAAACTTATGCACGAGTTAGCAACCGAAGTTGCTGTTCATTATAAATCTCGGGGTGCCCCTCGGGGGGCGACTCGCGAAGAGATTCTGCAAGTGATCGACGCCGCCTTCGGTATCTTCAGGGAAGGATCGCCAGACGGCCGCGATGTAGAGGATGTTCTGCTCGATGTGTATGACGATAATCAAGGCGAAGGTCCAGAGCTTAATATGGCGGATAGGTTTGCAAAGAAGGGCAAGAGAGACTTCGGCACAAAGCAAGAAGTAGAGGAATAGCAATGAAAAAGAGCGAACTAAAAGAGATCGTAAAGTCGGTGGTTGATGAATGGAACACCGAAGAGGTGCATCCCGAGGGATTGGCGACATACACTTATACTGGTTTGCAAAATGATTTAATTAGAGAGTGTGGCGATCTATTAGAGAGGGCCCAGCAAGGTAAATTCGCCGGCGTCCACCACCGTCTTGAAATTTTGACGAGGAAATGGATTGCCATGTCTGAGAAGCAAAGAGAAATGGAAGAAAGGTGATATATGAAAAAGAGTGAATTAAAAGAAATGATAAAACCGATAGTTCAAGAATGCATACAAGAGAGTGTTCAGCAAATACTCCTTGAAAGCGGACTTTTGTCGTCTGTGATATCAGAAGTTGTGAAAGGTTTAGATAGACCCGCGATGGTGACGGAAAGCAAAGTAACACCTCCGCCCCAAAAGCGACCCGCTCCCAAACAAGATAAAGAGATTTCTAACAAACTCGTAGAAACGAGAGAGAAGTTAATGAGTGCCATCGGCAAGGATTCTTATGGGGGCGTCAATGTATTCGAAGGTATCAAACCAGCACTTGCTGACACTGGTGCTAACGGAAATCCGCTAAAGGATACAGACCCGAGTGATTCTGGGGTTGACATTAGTTCTATTGCGAATGCGAACTGGTCAAAACTAATATAGGAGAATGAAATGACTGTTGTGATAAACGATAGAGGTGGAGATCCAGAGAAGTTGGTGAAGAGATTTATCAAGAAGGTAAAGAAAGCGGGCATAATTGAGGAAGTTATTAGTAGAAGGTATTATGTGAAACCTTCCGCAAAAAAGAGACTCGCTAAGAAAAGGCAAATAGCCGAACACAAAAAACGCAAAGCGAAAGAAAAAGACGTTAATTAGTAATGAATAAGACTATTTATTTTTGGAGTATAATATTATGAGCACACCAGTAACTTACAGAAACGGCATCGGGAACCAGGCGGCATATGCGGTTTCCGGAATTCCTTTTATGACTGGCGCCACGCTGGTCGCCACAGAAGAAGACGGAATATCTTTCCCCTTTGTCACAAAAGCGGTGACAGTCATCAATACCGGAGCAACTGCAATGAGGGTTCACTATAACGCTTCTGGTTCTGGCAATGTTGTTGGTGGATTTCATTTCATCACCTTAGAACCCGCCGGTGCAACTCTGCCACTAAGCCGGTTTACCTTCAATGCTAAATGTAAAGAGATTTTTGTATCAAGCGTCTTGGGCACCACATATGAGATATTCGCGGAACTAACCACAGTATCGACAGATCAAATGTATATTCTAACTGGTTCCGGCCTGACTGTATAGGGGGGGCGATATCAGGTTCGTAGTGAAATAATGTTTAGTTTCCCCTTTTGTAAACTATTTATGAAAACAAACATTTCAGGAAATATTTCATAATGGTCAAAAAAGGTATAGCAGTATATAAGAGCGGTAGTGCTACTGATGTAACCTTTCAATTTTTAGAGGATGGATCCTCCAGGCAAGGGTTTGGATACACCTCTTCTCTCCACCAAGTAACTGGTGCCTTAGACCTAACTGGCACTCTAAGACTAGACATTTCTGGCACCGCTGACGGGTATATGCTGGTGTCTGATGCTGACGGAAATGCATCCTGGAGATTCAGCGCTAGCTCGTCGCAACTACCCGGCGGCGATGATTACCAAATACAATACAATCTGAATAACGATTTTACTGGTACTGCTGAATTAGAATTTAGTGCCAGCAGCAACTACAATACTTTGCGGGTGACGGGAAGCACCGAACTTTTCGGACCACCTAACTACTCTTGGACACAAAAGCACCCAACTACTCGCCCAACGGCGACAATGGAAATAGGGAACACATACGATCCAGACAGAGAAGTTATTGTGGTCTTTGGCGGTGCCACAAGCAACGGTACCGCCCAGTCTCAAACTTGGGAATGGGATGGTCAGCAGTGGAATCAGAAATTTCCTGCCACATCTCCCTCTGCTCGTCGCGGGCTTCTACAATCTATGGTGTACGATCCAAATAGGAAAGTCCTTGTTTTTTTTGGGGGTTCTCTTGGTACTACCATTTTTTATAACGAGACTTGGGAATACGATGGAACAACCTGGACACAGATAGTAACCGCCACTACTCCACCTTCTAGAACACTAGCTTCTTTGGTGTATGACAAGGTACAAAAGAAAGTTATTATGTTTGGTGGAGCAACCTTTGGTCCCACAACACCAAACAATGAAACCTGGGAATACGACGGCACGGATTGGACACTCCTATCTCCTGCCACTTCTCCTACTGCCCGTTACGGCGCCGGGATGGCATACGATGAGAGCAGAAACATAACTGTCTTGGCAGGAGGCACTACCACTTCCGGAGCAACACAAGAGACTTGGGAATATAATGGGACAACTTGGACACAGATCCTTCCAAGCACTTTGCCTGTGCTGGCCATCGGAGACATAGCATTTACATACGACCCGCTACAAAAGACTGTAATTCTATATGGGGCAAATAGTTCTGTACAACTTCTGAAATACGACGGAGCAGTCTGGACAGACATAACTGCCGAGGTAGGCACACCTACTCCTGCCGGCGCATCATCGCAAATAACTCGAAACATAACAGAGTACGATG